GTCCAAGATTTCCGTCATGCGCTTATTACGCATCTGCTGGAGGTAGATCAGACGAGAAACTTCTGACTGGCCCCAGTAGTAATCGTAGAGCGGCAGTGGACAAATCTGGATGAAGGGCAATTCGCCTTTCAAAAAGACGGTTGCGCCAGGACGATCGTAGATGATGACATCTGGATCTGCGCGGGTGACCACTTGGTAATCGCCGGTCTCATCGTTCCACACCCAGAGTTCCGTCATTTCGACGGTCTCCTCAGAGACCTGGGCTTTGTAGCGGTTACCGCCGGAGAGATCTAGGTTGACGTTCCCGTAAAGAGTCGGGTCCGTCTGGCTCATGATAATGCGCTGCACACCGTTGGCAACTTCGGTGCGCTCGTTCTGCATATACGACACGCGCTCTACGATCTTTTCCCGCTGAGGGTGGCTGTAGAGGCGGTTAAAGAGTTCAGACTTCGTGATGTAGTAAGTCTGAATTATTGCTTCTTGTCTGTCGGTGTATGGAGTGTCCTCTCGTAAGACACCCATGCTGGCCGGTTCCACGAGATACGGATGAATACCGTTTCGATAAACCAGTTTAATAAAGGTGCTGTTGTAACACAGAGACCATGATACCGCTGTCGAGAATACTTGGTCAGCATTGCTGTTTAACCATTCATCGTTGAGTGCGCGGGTTAGGACCGGGAGTTTGGTCTGCTCTTCATCTGGGACTGCCGCACCCAAGTCTATGGAGAATCGGGTGGTCTCGGCAGAGTAGAGGAAGGATGACAACTGATCTATGTGCGGGAAGATCTTGTTGTACATGGCCGGTGCTTCGTCCGGTCCGTTCCCAAAGAGATACCACGAGCGAAGACCTCCGTAATCGGTGCGGCGTTCTGGCATGGAGACGCTGCACTTGTGGATTAGGTCTAGGTAGAAGTTTTCTCGTTCTACCGGCTCGCTCGGAATTCTCATGGTGCTATTGCCAAGTTCTCATGGTCAGAGATGTAACTCGCCGCTTTGGGTCCCGTGAGATTACCAGTATCTTTCGGGTTTACGCCAACAGATTCTCCACGAACCGACTGAGCGACTTGTCCAGCAAGTGCTGCTTGCATATTGATGTTATTGAAGTTTCCACCCCAGATTGCGGCATCGCCTGGGCGAGGCTCTCTCTCTTTTGGCTCTTCAGGGATTTGATGGTGATGGTAACCGGCCTGTGTGTCACCTTCACGGGTGGACTTGATGTCGGACATCTTGAAGTCTTGAGCTAGGCCGCGAAGGTTGCGATCAGCCTGCTTTGTCTTGTCTGATTTGACAGCAACTGGTTTCAAGAAAACCATATTGAGTTCTGCTGTGCAGAATTTGATAGGGCACTCAGGCTCATAAGATTCGAAGAGGCCGTGAGACGCGCAAAGATAGTCGTGGAGTACGCTCATGATTCGTCCAAAGTAGGATAAGAGTAATCGTGACGATTACGGGGGCCGATAGATAGTTTGAATCCGTCAGGGGACTTGACGATCCCCATGTGCGAGAAGATAGCAGGTTCTGCAACCTTGCGGTAGTCAACGTATTGGGTTTGGTCTTTGCGTCGCATGATTCGCACTCGGCCTTCCCGCCACGCTTGGTAAGCGGAAGAGACCCGACGTTGTGTGGTCTCGCTCATGGGTGCGCTCTCGTAGATAAAAACGTCTGCCAAGAATTCTCTGGAGATCCCGCAGAGGTCAGCAAACTTCTGAATAGAGATACCGCGTTGCTTATCCTTGAGGAATCTACCAACCAAGAGTTTGAGTTCTTGTTTAGGAATGACGGTATTCAAACTTATAGCCCTTGTCTTGCAAGAACATCAGGAAGTCTAGTTCACCAAAGACGTTATCGCATTCTTCTGCGGTGTGTCGCAAGGCAATGGATTTGTGGCCGATCAATTTTCTACTGGGTCCGTGATGACCGACCAGCCGCTCAAGGTCAATGTCATCGTGTAGGCCTGGACCCATGTACTCAATCGAAAAGTGTTTGGCAATGTGCAACGGCGCAAACCGGACGCCCAAGGATTCCAGTTGAGGTCGCAGCAAACCTGATAGTTGGACATCTTCGTTGATGAACGGCTGATGTGTGTACAACTTATGTACAACACCGTGTTTGCTAGGTGCTTGCAAGAACTTGCGGCTACGCAGGGATAGTCCGCCGTTCTGGACAACGATAGGGTCTTTCACGTGAACCCACGAATAGTGGAACATGGCGTGGTCGTTCAGGATGCCCATGTGGGTAGGTGCGCCAACATAGTCGTACTCGTAGTACTTGTCCGTGAAGTTCTCGCCGTTGATGACCCAGCCATCGTCTTGTACTACTAAGCAGTACTCGGTCTCGATGTACGAGTGCAGGCAGTACATACAAAACATCGAGTATTGGAAGTAATCCAGCGGTGCTGTTTGTTTCCAAGCAATATGGTCTGGCAAAGAAGGGGGTCTTTCAAGAGAGATCAGCAGACCCCGGCTTCCGGGCAACTGGGCAAGACTCTCGATGAGACTTGGGATGGCAGCAGCGCCATCGTTGTGGCCGTAAATGGATACGATTGTGAGATCAGTGTGTGGAGCTGCCACCGTACATCCCGATACGTTTTAGATAATTGGATACGTTACGTCCAGCAGCGATCTGCTCTGGCGTTTGGTTCTCTTGGGCATGAGAGATTTCTTTCGTCAATCTCATCGCAATCAATCTGGGTTGAACCTGCTCGGCATAGGCAACAGCAGCAAGGGCACTGGCAATGACTCTATCATCTTTGCCGCGCCCAGGCGCACCGATAAACCCGCCCTCACGAACGATTCCCTTCATCTCGTCTAGCAAGTCCATAGACTTGATTTCCATCAACCCACGTTCGAAGTAATCCTTCATGTAGGTCAGCATCCGTTCCTTGGTCTGACTCGTAGTCAAGAAGCCAATGGAGTTGGACAGACCAGACATCGTATCGTTACGACGCCAGATGTAGTTCTGCATAGACCCCAGAACGTCCATGATGCCGTGACCGGCAGTACCTTGGGCGGCAGCAAGACGTTTGAGGTTACGCATCTCGTTGATTACCGCCTGACCTGGACCGTTGACCTCCAAGTTCAGAGTTGAATTCTTGTACGCACCAGCAAGGTGAGCAATCACCCACGCAAACTGGTAGGTATTCATCTCACTGGTCGCAAACTCGGCCACCTGCTCCATGCCATTCGCATAGACGCGGAACACTTGGATAGAAAATCGGTCTGCCCAATCGGATGATCCATAAGCAGGATCAGCACCAATGACGTAATAGGCCGTGTCAATAGGCTGTTCCCAGATCTTCAAGGTCCCCAACTTCTCCGTGGACTTCAAAACATCTGTGTCTTGGAACATTGCCCCGAAAGCATAGCGGAAACACTCCGGATGAAGCGCACGAGACTTCTTGGCAGCGTCAGTACACCGGGAGTTTGAGAAGAAGCTCGTACCAGTCATCACGAATGCGTAGTCTTCCGTAGGAGGAAACTCCTGGTACATCAACGCATCGTCCTTGATCCCCTCGTGCAGCTTCCATCTCCACCACGCCATCTGC